AACAGGTGGGTTTGGTGATAAAGAATTAAATAAAGAAGAAGTTAAAAATTTACAAAGAAAAAGAAAATCAGATTTAGTGTGGCTTAATGATACTTGGATATATAAAGAATTACATCCATATGTTCACGAAGCAAATAGAATGGCTGGTTGGAATTTTGATTGGGAAAGATCAGAGTCTTGTCAATTTACAAAATATAAATTAAATCAATACTATGATTGGCATTGTGATGGTTGGGATAAACCTTATGATAAACCAAATACACCAGATCACGGTAAAATTAGAAAACTATCTATGACTTGTCAGTTAACAGACGGCTCAGAATATAAGGGTGGTGAATTAGAATTTGATTTTAGAAATTATGATCCACATATGAGAGACGAATCAAAACATAGAGTACAATGTAAAGAGATATTACCAAAAGGATCCATTATTGTATTTCCTAGTTTTGTGTGGCATAGAGTTAAACCAGTAACATCAGGCACAAGATATAGTCTTGTGGTATGGCATTTAGGGAGGCCTTTTAGATAATGTATATAAATAATTATTTTCAAACGACAATATGGAATGAAGAAAAACCAGAGTTTGTAAAATCTTTAAACAAAGCAAGTAATAAATATATTCAAGAAGCTCGTAAAAGAGAAAAAGAATATATAAAAAAATACGGTGACTTTGGAAGATCCTATCACTCAACACCACTAACAGCTGATAATGATTTTTTAGATTTTAGAAATTATGTTGGTCAAAAATCTTGGGAGTATTTAGATCACCAAGGTTATGATATGTCACAATATCAAACTATGTTTAGTGAAATGTGGGTACAGGAGTTTGCTAAAAAAGGTGGTGGACATCATTCAGCACACATACATTGGAATCAACACGTATCAGGTTTTTATTTTTTAAAATGCAGTGATAAAACATCATACCCAATATTTCACGAACCGAAAACAGGTGCAAGATCTACAAAATTAAAAATGAGACCAAATATTAAAGGTGTATGGGGTGGGTCAGAATTAATTCATTTTAAACCTACACCAGGCACATTAATTATATTTCCAGGATATTTAGAACACGAGTATGCAGTAGATCACGGTAAAGAGCCATTTAGATTTATACATTGGAACATACAAGCTGTTCCAAAAGAAATGGCAAAAGATGTTTAAAAAAAATAAATATACAGTTATTAGAAAAGCAATATCAAAAGATCTAGCAGCTTTTGTTGCAAACTATTTTTTAATGCAAAAACAAGTTTATGATACTTGCAAAGCATCAAGATACTTTTCACCTTTTGAAACTATACTTGGATATTATGAAAGTGAAAATGAACAGATACCCAACACATATTCTCAATATGCTAATATGGCTATGGAAACTTTGTTACTTAAATGTCAACCTGGTATGGAAAAAGCAACAGGATTAAAACTATATCCTGCTTATACCTACGCACGAATTTATAAAAAAGGTGATGAATTAAAAAGACATAAAGATAGATTTAGTTGTGAGATATCTACTACGATGAATCTTG